AAAGTATGGAAAGAAGTCCTTGATACTATTGAGGCTTTCACGATCAATCCCGATTATGCTCCCGATCCTGAGCATGTTCAGATGTATATTTCTACAAAAGATGGTGATATTGTTGAACTTCATATTGGGTACGATGAAGAACGACAAATACAAAAAACATTTGATACATTTGAGTCAGAAGAAGAGATGGAAGAACAACGAATTATCGACAAAATGGAAGACCCCGAAGAAGGGATTTTACTGAATTAATATGATTTTAGTTGATATTAGTCAACTTTTGGTTGCATCGACTTTTATGTCTATGAAGAAGGGTGAAACTGAAGTAGACATAAAAAAATTACGACACATGATTCTGAATAGTCTGCGTATGTATCGCAAAAAACACGCCAATGAATTTGGTGAACTGGTGATATGTTGTGACGGAAGTTTTTCGTGGAGAAGAGAGATATTTCCAAATTACAAAGCAGGAAGAAAGTCTGGCAGGGAAACCTCTCCTTTGAATTGGAGCCAAATATTTGGATGTTTCGATCAACTGAAGGGAGAACTTAAAGACAATTTCCCCTATCAACTCATCCAAATTGATACGGCCGAAGCAGATGATATTATTGGCACTCTAGTTATTCGCCAGAGAAAAGAAGATGAAAGAACATTGATAATTTCTAGTGATAAAGATTTCATTCAATTGCAAAGAGAAGAAAATGTATTTCAATTCAGCCCCATTGCAAAGAAGTTTTTGAATGGTGTTGACCCACAAGAATATTTAAACGAACATATTTTACGAGGAGATAAGAGCGATGGAATTCCTAATGTGCTTAGTTCTGGCAGTTGCATTGTTAATGGTGTTCGACAAACACCTTTAACTAAAAAACATATTGATGAATTGAAAAAGAAGATTCCAAGTAAACACGCTCTAAGATTTGATGAAAATACCGAATTAATTGACCTCAGATATACTCCCTGGCACTTGCAAATCAAAATTCTAGAACAGAAACATCAAAAAGCAAAAGGTTCACGAAATATGCTCCCTGCATATTTTACGGAACACAATTTAGATACTCTGATGAAAAATATAGGAGATTTTTAGTATTCCTACTCTTTCTGTTTTATAAATATTAATGAACTTATTAATATTAAAATGGATTTCTAATGCTTACCTTTTCTCAATTTCTTGCAGAACAATACCTAGAAGAAAAATTAATAATGTACAATCAAGGGAAACGCTATGGACAAATAGTGTTCCTCGCTGGTGGTGCGGGCTCTGGTAAAGGTTTTTCAGTTGAAGGTTTCATGGAAAAGGAGAAATTTAAGGTTCGTGATGTAGATGAATGGAAAAAAGCATTCATGAAGATGTCCGACCTACAAGGCAAGTATCCAGAAATTCAAGGATTGAATCTGAAAAAACCAAGAGATGTTGCGAAAATTCATGCGTTTGTCAAGAAAATGGACATAAAAGATAAAACTCTTGACATTATGCTTGCAGATGCAAATTCAAGACATTTACCTAATATCATGTTTGACATTACTATGAAAGATACAAGTAATATTGATGCTGTTATGCCGAAATTGATAAAAGCGGGATATGATTCAAAAAACATTCATCTTACATGGGTTTTGACAAATTATGCAGTTGCGATTGTCAATAATCGAAATCGTACAAGAGTTGTTCCAGAAGACATAATGTTACATTCACATGAAGGTGCGGCCACAAGCATGTACGATGTTATCAGAGGAAAACTTCCAAGAGGGTTAAATGGTGGAGTTAGAGTTATTCTTAATAATCGAGAAAATACCATACCATGGCTTGATCCCGATACAGGAAAAAAAATGCTAACCAAACAGGGTAATATTAAAGTTAAAGATTTTACCTACCTAACCTTCAAGAAAGAAGGAAAATCTATCGGCCCAGAAATGGATGTTAAACGACAACTTTTGGGTTGGATTGCGGCCAATGTTCCACAGACAAAATTGACAAAAGACATGATGGGTGTTGATCCAGAACTTTTAGATAATTTCAAATTATTTGACAAAAAAACTTGACATTCAGCACGTTTCTGTGTTATGATATAAGTGAAAGTGAAAAAGGAATACAAACATGACATCTAAAAAATTAAAAGATTTCAGGAAAGAACTTCTGGATAAGTATTCGGGAAAACTTACTGGATACGAACATTTAGCCGATGGAACTGGCGATTATGCAAAAACTGTTCCAATAGATTCTGAAAAAGAATCCGAAGAAACTTCAGAAAAAACTTGACAAACCTGTCAGGATTTGGTATAATATAAGTAAAGAGTGAGAAAGTAAACCTTTCAACAATAAATTATCATGAAACATAAGACAACCTCCCTAATAGAACAGAAATCTCTTCTTGCCAAACTGATGGCGGCAGAGAACATTACTGTTGAACACAAGAAAATTCCTACCGCAGCATTCGATGTAAAAAATCGTGTTCTGTACCTACCTATCCTAAAATGGAAGCCTGGTTCTGAGGTCTATGACCTTTTCTGTGCCCACGAAGTTGGTCACGCACTTTGGACTCCATACGAAGGATGGCATTCTTCTATTAATAAAAAAGGAAAAGGTTTCAAATCTTTTCTGAACGTTATTGAAGATGCAAGAATCGAAAAGAAAATTAAGAGAAAGTTTGCTGGTGCTCGAAAATCAATGATTGAAGGGTACAAGAGTTTAATGAATGAAGATTTTTTCGGATTGAGTAAGATGGGGGTTGACCCTAACGATCTTGGTCTGATTGATCGTATTAACTTATATACCAAAGCTGGAACTTCTTACGGAATCGAATTTACCGATGAGGAAAAAGTTTGGGTTAATCGTATTGAAAGAACCGAATCTTGGGAAGAAGTTGTTGAGGTTTGTGATGAACTTTATGATTGGTGTAAAGAAAATGAATCGGAAACTGATAACAGTTACGGCGAGTTTGGTGAAGAAGATTCTGAATGGAATGAAGATTATGATCCTAGTGATTATGAAGGTTCTGAAAATTCTGAAGGTTCAGAACGTGAAGAAATGATGAAAGATATGTTTGGTGATGATTCTGAAGAAAATGAAGATGATTCTGAAGAAGATGGAAAGTCAAATAGTGGTGGTGAAGATTCTGCCGATTCGTGTGAAGAAGGTTCTGGAAAATCAAAAGACGGAGAATCTTCTGATGAAGAAAATGAAAAAGAATCTTCTAAGAAAGCTTCTTCTAGTGGATTTGAAGGTGGTGTTGGAGATGCTTTTGGAGATCGTGAAGGTATGTCGGGGCCACGTTCCATTACTGATGAGGAGTTTCGTAAAAGAGAAGAAGAACTGGCGGATATGGATGAAAGTACAGAACTTCCCCTTTATTTGACTTTCCCGAAAATTAATACAAATGCACTTGTGATTGATTTCAAGAAAACACTTGAAGAACTTAACGAATATTATGGTGCTCAAGATGGTGCAAATGAATATGGAATTAAACTTCTGAAAAAGTTTAAGTCAACTAATGACAAAATGGTCAGTTACATGGTCAAAGAGTTTGAAATGAAGAAAGCGGCAGACATTCATCGCCGTGCATATAATTCAAAAAAAGGAACTCTTGACATGAATAAGATTCATGCATATAAGTATAGTGAAAATCTGTTTCAGCAAATCACAAATTTGCCCGAAGGAAAAAATCATGGTATGGTTATGTTCATTGATTGGTCTGGTTCCATGCACAATTACATGAAAGAAACCATTGAACAGTTGATTAACTTAACAATGTTTTGCTCGAAGGTTCAGATTCCTTTTGAAGTTTATGCTTTTTCTGACCACTATCGAGATTGGAAAGATTCGGAAAATGATTATCTACGTGAACGAAATCAAGATCGTCTTTATGATGAAACTGCCACAGGAAAGAAAATTGCAAATTACAAAAAGAATGATATTGTGGTTTCAAATAGTTTTCGTTTGATGAATATTTTTTCTTCAAGAATGAGAAAACGTGAATTGAACAATGCATATCAAAATTTTCTTATGATTGCAGAAGGATTTAGTAATCGTTATTCTCATTATTACAGTAGTGATTATCGGTATTTTGGAATGCCTAACAATTTTTCACTTGGTGGAACACCATTGAATGATACGATTGTTGTTGCAAAATCTGTGATTGAAGAATTCAGAATGAAGTCCCGAGCACAGATTGTTAATGCAGTATTTTTGACTGATGGTCAGAGTAACCAAAGTAATGAATTTTTGAATTCCACCAACGAAGTTGAAAGATTTAATAGGTATTCAGTTCATATTGATGACCCTGTAACTCGTATGAGAGTTTTCCCCGAAGATGTTGAAAAGTCTAATCATAAAGTAACTTCACTTCTTTTACTTGCACTAAAAAGGTCATTGGGAATAAATCTTCTTGGATTTTTCCTGACTTCTGGTTCTGGAAGAAGAAGTATGGGTAATTTGAGTTATGCTATGTCAAGATATCCTACTGATGAAGACCATGCAAAGTTTCGCAAGGAAAAGTTCTTGATCGATTCAGAAACAGCTTATGATGAACTTTATATTATCAATACCAAAGGTCTTGAAATTGACGAAGTTGATCATATGAATTCAGTTCAAGTCGGATCTTCCAAAGCGGAAATTCGGAAAGCACTGAAAAAGAATACCAAAGGGAAGTTGCAAAATCGCATCCTTCTTAACGCATTTATCGAAAAAGTTGCGTGAAAAAACTTGACATTACGGTTAGAATTTGGTATACTATAAGTATGGAATGAGAAAAGATTGACTTTTCTCTTAATGTGAACCCTCCCTAATGGAGATTTGTTATGAGTAATTTGAGTGAAAAACAGACTGAAAGCATGAATGCGTTTCGTTCCTTTGTTGGTTCGGATTCGTTTACTCGGTCTGATTATTCTGATTTTAAATCAAGAGCTAAGGAATTGGATGTGATCCTCCCTAGATTCTTGTTAAGAAATAATATATGTGAAAAAGTTGACAGGGGGGAATATCGTTTTCCAACTGTTAATGGCACATCAACCGAAACTGTTGATACATCCAATATGGTTTCCCCTGAAAAAACGGAAGAAGTTTCTTTGGCAAGTAATGTTATTGAATTCCCCAAAAACGAAACGGAATCTTATGTTCCTTCAAGAGTTGGGAATTACGTTAAGTTTGGTCATTACGGCGATGTAAAGACCATCAAAAAATCTGGACAATTTTATCCTGTCTTTATTACTGGTCTTTCTGGAAACGGAAAAACCATGATGATTGAACAAGTTCATGCCGATTTGAAGAAAGAACTCTTTCGGGTGAACATTACTATTGAAACTGATGAGGATGACTTGATTGGTCACTACGCATTAATCGATGGTAGAACAGTTTGGCAAGACGGGCCAGTTGTTATGGCGATGGAACGTGGTGCGACTCTTCTTCTTGATGAGGTTGACCTTGCATCAAACAAAATTATGTGTCTCCAACCTGTTCTGGAAGGAAATCCACTTCTGATTAAAAAAGAAGGAAGGATTGTCCGTCCTAAAACTGGTTTCACAGTCATGGCGACTGCAAACACTAAAGGTAAAGGTTCAGAAGATGGTCGGTTCATTGGAACTAACATCTTGAACGAAGCCTTCCTTGAAAGATTTCCAATTACAGTTGAACAGGAATATCCTTCTGTTTCAGTTGAGAAGAAAATCATCAACAAACTGATGTCCTCTCTTAATTGTCTGGATGAAGAGTTTTCTGGAAAACTTGTCGATTGGGCGGATTTGATTCGCAAAACCTTTTATGATGGTGGAGTTGATGAAATAATCGCCACTCGCCGTCTGGTTCACATTGTTCAC